AATCATCATCGCTCTTAATAGGATTAACTCCACCGTCGTCAGTAGCTGTCTGAGCACCAGTGTCAGAAACACGTGAAACCCACAAAGAATTTGAATACTTCAAGAATGAAGCAGCAGTCAAAAAGTCGAGAGAATTGGATGCATCGGGTTCACCGAATACTTGAGCAAGTTCTTTCTCGCTCCCAATTAGAACAGGCTCCTCTACAGGACCCCATGAAAATGAACCTGCAAAGGCTCCGATAGCGGTACTAACAGCTGGGATGACGTTTGTTGCGTCGATCTCTCGCGTGAGAATACCTGGTGATACTTGAAAACTTCCTCCTCCTGACATAATTATTCCTTTGGTTGTATATTAAGATTGCATAATAAGAACTTCATGCATCTATTTATAAAATCTTCTAATTAAGAGAGTGAAGTGAGTTTAAAGTCAGTTTCACCCATTGACGATTTCAGCCACAACGCAGAAAACTGGGATAACATGCTTGGGGATGTCGCTCCGATGGTGACCTTCCCGCCCTTTGATGTTGCAATGCATGGGAAGACTTCTTCCATGATTCGATGTAGGTCGTCCACTTTATCGGCGTCATCAATGATAACATGAGATGCACTGTGGCCTCGTAGAGCCGCCATTCTGTTGGTGCCAGGAATTACGCGTATCATTGATCCATTCGCAAATTCAATGCACTCGCGGTTGCGCTTAAGTATGAAATGCTTGACAAATCCATAAGGTAAATCGTAAAGCATTTCATCAAGAATATTGTGAAGGTTTTTAGACGTCTGCGGATAAAGCGAACAATGTAGCACAGTCTGATCTGCTTGATTCATAGCCTGTTCAAGCGCGTAGCTAAACAAGAGTGTTGTCATCCCTTTCTGCCGCGGGCATGCTAACAAGTTGTATCTATTGTCGTCAATTGCGGTAAATCCAATGCGCTGTTCTTTCGTGAGGTTTTCGGTGTGAATCTTCATACATTTAATTATGCAAGCCAGTCCAAAGCTTCCTGCTTTGCTCGTGCCATCCCTTCGGACACATGCGAGTCACCAGTACCGTCGTCAATGATAACGGGCATATCCATTACCTCGTCGTTCATGGCATCAAGCTTGTCAGAGTGGAGCATGTCTTTAAGATCCATTGGATTGATCTCACCGAAAGCTTCAGTCGACACGAACCATGCAAAGAGCACAAGGTTCATAACCATATCGTCATGGTTACCTTCAGTAGCTTCATACGACGTACCCTTTTGACAGAATACCGAAAGCTCGAAAATAGTGTCCTTGTCGTAAATCTGTAGTCGACCACCTTCGAGGATGTCTTTAAGATTTGAACAACCTACACGCTTAACCGATTTGGTCATCGTAACACCTACTCCACCTTTCTTAACATACGACTCAACGAAAACGTTTTCGTACTCAATATCATAATAGAGACCGTTACAAACAACCACACCAGCATCGTTGTTTTCAATAATAACAATAGCTTCGTTATAGATCATTGCAAACTTATAAATCAAGTCAGGATAGATCATCGGAGAGATCATATTATCTCTATATGTTGCTACTTGTCGGAACGTCGTGCCAGTAATATCGAAAATCGAAAACGTACTATAGTCAGACCCTCTACCCTTTGACACGTCAACGGTAATAACATAATTGTGGTCAGCCTCAGGTTCAAAGTAAACTTTAACTTTTGATGGGATTATCTCAGGTTCACGATGCTTCAGACTGATTAAGATATTTGAATCAATCAGTGTATCAGATGAACCTTGGAACTCAACATCGTGCTCCTGTGCAAACTGCATCTCTGAAGTGTTACCGATAGTAACTCGTTTCCACTCTTCGTCTCGTCCTGGGACGTCGCGCCATGTAATTTTGATCGGATGGAACTCACTTACTTCAGTGATCGCGTTCTCCCACATTCGATAAAACAAATTACCGATGCCGTTAGGCGTTGAAGTGATGATAACTCGAGTATCCTTACCAGAAGCAATAACTGGATAGGTTGAAGTAAAGAATTCTTCACATCGTTCAATGAATGCCATCTCATCAATATAAAGATCGGATACCGAAAGACCACGAATAGATGAACCAGAAGTAGCAGCAGCAATGATCTTAGTGTTATTTGAAAACTCAATAGAGCCTTTGTTTACTGCACGACAACCAGGCTGCAAAAAGAACGGAACATTCTCAAGCATCAGTGTGATACGACCGAGCATCTCTCGAGCAGTTGCCCCCTTATTAGCTAAGATCGCAATGGTCTTTTCAGAATGGAACAACGCTCTCCAACATAACCAACCGCAAACACCGACCGACTTACCAGCTTGGCGTGCAGCAAGAACAATGTTAAATCGGTTCGCTCTGAACTCTCTAAACATTTCGTCCTGATAAGGATATAACTCAAACGGCACAAGACCATGATCAACATGAATGATCTTTAGATAAGTTCGGCAGAAGTAACCAGGGTCTTGTGAGCACTTAATGTATTCGTTAAGCTCGTGTTCAGAATAGTTCTGAACTACACCATCATCTTTGATGTTCGGATTACCGTTATAGAAGCCAGTCGCCATTTTAAGTTTCGATCACTTCCCCTTGTGCTTCTTTCATTCGTTTTTGCAATTCGGTAGTAGTCCCAACGAAAACATTTACGTTCCCGCTTGAGCCATCTCCACCTACCGCAGCAGGAACATCTTTAGCTCTCGACTTGCGGACGTCCTTTCGTCCTCGCTGCAAATCAATCAAATCCTTTGAAAGATCTGCGATGGTTTTCATCATCATCGCGAGGACTTCATATCCTCGAGGAGATTCAACGTCATCAGCGAATGCTTTTAAATTCGCAAGAGTATCTTCTGAGCCGTTAATGAGGCCCTTAATAGTCTTCCGAGCAAACTCAGTGTCAGCATCGGTATCAAGAACAATATCAGTATCGAAAGGGTCATTTTTCAGTTGGAGAGTTAACTTTTCAATGATCGCTATCCTAGCAGCCTCGTCACGTTCAGACTGAACGAGTGCATTGGATTCTTTGACATTGGTTGGTAGGTTTTCTTCAAGACGAGCTAATCTCTCTGCTTTAGTTAATGGTTTCTTGTTGTCGGACATAATGTAATTATAACACCGCTATTGTCTCTTCTTGATATGTGTGTTATATTTCTGTAGAACCCAATGGTAAACTTTACGAAGCCAGAAGCGATCTTCTCGATGCATCTCTAACATAACATCATCTGCATTGGCGTAAGTAAACACTTCAGGAAAACTTCTAAGGATTTGATATAGCGCGTCATGAACACAGCAACCCCGAAGTGCTCTTTTACAATCGGGAGACATTGTGCACCCATCAAACTGGTAACCTTTGTATATTACTAATAGACCATCCCAGAACTCAAGATAAGTTTTTCCATCTTTTCCAGTTATACAATATCTCCCTTTAACGTGAGCTAAGGCAAGAGGGTGAACATTGAAGGTCTTAGGTACTTCCCAAATATATTTTGAGTCAGACGTCCGCGTGAATTTCATTACCAAACGATAGCTAATACCTCATCAACAGTTGAGGCATTGTTGACAGATTCAGCTAATACCTTACGTTTTGCAAATGCAGTAATTTTACGTGTAATACCATCATTTAATGCTGTTTCAAATTGTTCGCGTGTAATGTCATAAAATTGGTCATCAACACACTTATATCCTTCAAATACACCTAGTGGTGGTAACGCTGCAATTATCAACTGAATGTCAATAATTGCCTCAACATCTGCACTAAACACAAATCCATCTGATGATGTTAAGTCTCCCGTATATTCATTCTTACATGCGTCGGAAATCTCCTTTAGTTTATTCGCCTTGAAGAAAGGTAAACGTTCCTCACGTTTAGACAACACCTCTTGGTAAAATTGAAAATCTTCGTATAAAATATACCCATTTTCAATACCGTAGGTATATGGTTTTTGGACATCACCCTCTTCGCGCGTGATGTCATATCGTGTTCCGTCCTTATAAAAAAGACCTTCTGTGTTTTCAGTAATATTCATGTGCTATTATGTTGTGATTGTTGGGTAATTTGTCCATGCTTCAACTGTACCAAGAAATCCTTGTGCTGATACCCATGTTGCATCATACGATGCAACATGATCTGGGTGAACAAATAATGTTTGCGCTATAGATCCGTTAGACATTGCGTTTATTCCTATAAAAATAGATGATGGTCTATTAATATATACATCACCCAAACTAGTCATAGCATTAAATGCGCTGTCATCAATAGATGTTACCGTTTCTGGGATTTTTAATGATCCTACAATAAGGCTACACTCACTGAAAGCATTTTTTCCAATAGTTTGCACGGATTCGCCAATATATAAGCTTGAAGAAGCTCCACTACATCTCACAAATGCATTATCCCCAATTATTTCGACTAAATCTCCAACATGAATTTTCCCAGTAAATCCACTACAGTTAGCAAATAAATTTGAGCCTAAAGTTGTAACTGAGTCAGGTATTGTTATATCACCAATAAAACCATCACAACCATTAAATGCACCGTCCGAAAGAGTCTCAACCGAATTACCTATAGTTAAGGTTCCATCAAATCCTAAACATATGGCAAATGAGTTATTATCAATAACTGTAATAGTGTCTGGAATAACTAAATCACCACTTAATGAATTGCAATTATAAAATGACCCCCTACCAATAGTGTTAAGTGAATTACCTATAGTGAGGCTTCCATTAAATCCAGCACAATTACGAAAACAATTATCACCCAAAGATGTTACAGAATTAGGGATATTTAATTCACCAGTTAATCCACTACAATCCCGAAAACAGTTATCACCCAAAGATGTTACAGAATTAGGGATATTTAATTCACCAGTTAATCCACTACATTGAAAAAATGTATCAACACCAATATCTATTACAGAATTAGGGATGTGTAGACCAGTAGGAAGCGCACCCGCTGCATTAAATCCAGTATTAAGTTGATCAGTCTTTGACGGAAATGGCGTCCATGGAATTATATAATCTTCTGCGCCCAATGCAGCAATTGCAGTTATTAAACCAACTCCGTTAGAGTCAATAACTGCTTTAAAGTTACTATCAAATCCATCTACCTCAACGGTGTTAAATTTAGCAGGAAGCGCGCTATCAATGGTAGTTATTACTTCAATCTCAGCAGAGAACGAACCATCTTCCTCACTTATTAAAAATCGTCGCCAATCTGTAGCAGCTTCACCTACTTTAACCCACTGTTTATTATCAGTGGACGTTCCAAGTGTTGATATTGCTGCGCTGACTCCTGCGCCGTCGGACGGGTCAAGGACACCAAGATCAACATGATCTGCCTTTAAATCAACAGCGGTTTGATCTGCTTTTAAATCAACGGCGGTTTGATCGGCCTTTAGGTCTAATGCTGCTTGATCTGTTATTCTAACCCAATCAGTTGTAAGTAATCCAAACTTCTTAAAGTAGCGAGGCGGGGTTTCATTAGTATAACCAAGTGTCCCGACGGCAGCCTCTACACCGCTGTCGGCTGTTGGATCAGCAACGTTTAGTGCTCGGTCAATACCAAGCGCGTCTCTAATCTCAATTTCTTGGATGTCGTTAGGTGGAATTCCTACAGGGTTGAGTGAAAGGTCAATATCTGGCATAATTATATTTATACTTGAAGGTTATTCGTTGAGGTTTATTTGTGAAATTTCCACTTCACTTGTATAGTTGCTAGGTGAATCGTTTACGCCAACTACGCGAGCAGTAACAGTATCTCCTCCAGTGTCACTGACAATGTCTACCTCAGCAGTTCTGATAAGAGCTTTGTTGACAACACGACCGGCGTAATTGTATTTAACTGTGAAGTTTAAAGTCCACGTAAGAATATTTCTGTCTTCTCCGCTGCCTTCATATTCATCAGCAATATCAACCCCCGTGAGTGTTATTGGAAGATTGCTTCGTTTGTCAGACGGACCATACAAACCTTTAACTGATAATGTTAGGTCAGGCGAAAAATAAGGCATGATCTGCTCAATGATTTGAAACCCCTCATCTCGAGTTTTCGCCATTACAGTTAACGTAATGTCCATCGTGTAAGGTACCTCCATATACTGAATTTCTCCAGTATTAGACGTTGAACCAAATTGCCATTTATTGCCTCGTGGTAGTCGGCGGGTTGGATCTTCGCTAATACCAGCAATCTCATACGACATGCGAGGAACCTTTAATGCAATCTTCTTATCCTCAAGATCAGCACGCTCTTGGTTTCGTCGCAGCCATTTGGCAGCAGGACCATACGCAACAGGTACTCTACGTGTGTCGTGAATTGCTCCATCCTTGAAGTTACCAATAACTACATCCTTGAAGATAGCGCCAAAGGCAGCAAGCACAGCGTGCGTTGTTCCGTGATAAAATGGTGTGGGGTCAAGCATTAAATTAGTGGGTTAGCTCGAGAGGTGTCGAGAATGTTATCAGCGAACTCTTTTTCAATTCCGCTGTTGTCTGAGTTTCCGTGGTCAGTTTCATCAAACGGTAGCTCTTCAAAGCGTGCATCGTTTAAAGTGTCGTATACGATATCAATATTGCCTGTTTGCACCCCGATAGTAATAGCTTCGTCCTCTACAATCAATCTCCATTCACCGTCTGGGAATGACAAAGGACCAATTGCAATATCGCCTGTAAGAGGATTGTGTTGGAGAAGCTCAGCGGTAACGTCACCGTCAAAGGTGACAGTTGAACCTAGAACAAGCTTCTCAATGTCAGGATCGAAACCACCAACTTGCAGTTGTGTTTGTTGTGCTGTAAACTCAGCTTGGAAATCATCAACCACATCAAGACCTGTATCAAGTTCTTCAGAGTTATATTCAAACAACTCAACAGTAATTCGATAAACTGGAAGCTTACCTAACTGGTAGAACGAAAAGCTTTCAGGATCAACAAACTTCACTTCATAGAGACCTTTCGTTGGGGCATGATAAACCAAGTCGCCTTCGCGCGGGCGAATCAGCGACGCGGTATGATCGTCAGGACTCTTAGCAATTTCTTCCTTGAAACGTCGCTGACTGATAAGCAGCTTCATTGAATTACGTAACTCTAATCCGAATTTAGAAAAGATCTCGCCGTCTCCTTCGTAGGCTTCGACAGACTCTTGGTAAACCTCAACAGTAATATAGTCATCAAACTTTGACTGTGTTACTTCATTGAAGATGGTGTTCTCATCAACAATTTCGCGAGGCATATAGTAAACATCTTGTCCATAGAACGAGATTGATTCTATAAGCAAATCCTCAATCAAATTTTGCTCATCGGGTTCTTCCCAATTCATGTATGGATTAGTACTCATAATTTATTATCCAACAAGGAAGTCAACTGGCTCTTCATAGAGGTCACGCATTGTTTCAGCAAGTTCTTTAAGCTCTTCGTTTGCTTCGTCATAAATCTTCTGACCATCAAGTGTAATACCGCCTGGCATAATAACACCGTCGTACTTCTTCAAATTTGATCCCCATTGACGTTTGATCAACTGAACAGTAAATTGCTTAAGCATAATATCGTTATAGATTAGAGGAGTCTGTTCAGGGTCAATAACCATTGAGCCTTCAAAAACAATCATATCGCCAACACTTGTTTCGGTGGCCCAATTAATATCAAGGTATAGACGCCCTTGGTAACGATTAAATTTTGACGGCGTTGCTGTAGAGAACATCATGTCTATCATCTCTAAATGATTCATTGCGATCTCGTATGATGTAAGTCCTCCGCCCCCAGTAGCAAAGCGAAGCTTTGAAATTGCGTTATTCTGAAGTTCCCAATCATCAGAAAACATATCACCTTTAGATGCTGATGAAAATGGAAGAACTTTATTGACCATGATCATTGATTCAGGCACAGGAATGTATCCGTTAGCTTGATCAGTTGCAGTAATGGCATGCTTGAGATAAGTGCGAATAGTCGCTTCGCCATTATACTCCTGGAACTTTTGAATAGCATCATCTACGCAATCATCAATCTGTTCTTGAGCAACATTGATTTTGATAAGCGGCTGACCTAACTGGCGTAAGCAGTAGTCGATTAATGTTTGTCTGGAATTTACTTTAGCCATATTAGAATTGGATGATTACCTTTAAGTCTTCGATTTGAATTGCGTTTCTTGTGAGCGGTGCAGTATTTTCAATGAACAATACGTCTACCTTTTCGTCTGCAACAAATTCTGGAGCATATTGAATTTGCGCTTCAACGTTGTTAGCACCATTTACTAAGCGACGTGGGTCGCGCAACGATCCGTAAGTCAGTGCGCCTGTTAATGGTCTTAAACCTGTCTCGCTATTTTGAACAACTTTGATCTTAGGTCCATCATCATTGAAGTACTCAACAAATACTGCCCTTGAATCGTTCGCGCCATAAATAATATCACCTGAGGAAAGCGCCGTGTTGACTCCATCTGGCTCATAGTTGAGTTCAATGATCGTTAACGCATCTGAAACAAACTCGTCATCATTAGTTGATGCTAAAGCGCCTCGTGTAGTATCAATAACTGATGAGACGTCAGAATTCGCAACTGATAAAATACTGATTTGTCGGTACGCAAGATCTGTAGGAACTTCACCGTTCGCTGTAGAGATCTGGCTATTGAATCCGATATACCATGAAGGTAAAAAATCAATAATGTCTTGTGTTCCAATCCCTGCGTAATCTGGAAGAGTTGAAAATGAAATATCAACAAACTCGTAAGGGTGTTCTGGCGTTGTATATTTTGATGAGACTGATACGTGTGTCAGCGAGCCTGTGCTAAAATCAATATTAGTAACAGGCGTTAAAGCATCATCTCCATTGGACTCCTTATAAGTGACTGAAATAACAGAATTAGCAAAGTCATAAGAATACGCTTGAACGGTGTTATCAGGCATATCATTGAACTCATTAAATACGACGCGATCTGTCGCGGATACTTTAGCGCCCGATTCATCATCGAAGACTCCGCCCAATTTATCAATAAATTTGTCGTTTACTTTACCTGAGTAAATTCCTTTAGACCAAACCGGCATTGCATCAAGCGGCAGCGTAATTGGAGTACAATCGTCAATCTGAACAAACTCGCTTGTGTCGAGGAACCGACCAGTATCGCCCAAGTCACAAAACTTCCCGTAGATATAACCTGAAGCGGGTTCAGCAAATATGCCGTTGGTTGTCTCGAAAGGTGTGCTGGTTGGAGTTGCGGCAACATATTCGTCTGGAGCTTCGAGAGACTCGTTGAACACTGTGCTTGGACGGTTACGCAAGATCAACCATACTGATCCATCCTTGACAACATAACATGGCCAATGAGTTATTACATTTGCAGAATTAACCGTTGGGTACCAGCAAGAGTCATCGGTTGAATCATAGAACTTATATTTGTAACCTTGAACGTATTTAATGTTCGGGATCATTCGTCCAAAGGTAACGTCACTATCACCTAAGCCAGTTCGGATTGCTTTGGTCGCGATAAGGTTGTCCTTCACGTCTCTTGTAGCAGAAGGGCCCGATGTAGGCATTGGCATGAACTGTGGAGTGTGCCACGGATTTGGCTTTCCAATGCCCATGTAATATCGTCTATCAGGAATGTCTCCCAATAGCTTATCCATGAAGTTCTTCGTGTTATATTTTCTAAAGTCTTGCGTAATGATTGCAGGCATAGTAGTATTTATTCAACCTATGCGCCTTCTCTCGCGTAAATTCCCTTTAATACTGCAAGGCTTACAGGGTTACTCAAAACACGCAAATCTGAAAAGGTGTTCTTTATATGATAGTCTCCTGCAAACAACGGTTCGTCGAATGTCACACTAATGGCATTCCACCCAAGAGACAAACTCTTCTCCGCATAACGTGACCCATCCCCGTCACGCTCTTGATAGGCCCCATCAATTGTAATGTCGGCGCCTTGTGTGCTTTGCAACTTTCCAGTTGAATCTGCAAATACTATATCGTTTAAAATATCCATGTCTTCACCATACCAAACAATATTTAATGTAATGGTATAGAACGGTAGTGTCGGTGAAAATTTATATCCCTTTGTCCCAGGAACAATGTGATAAACCTGATCGTCGTTTGCATTGCCGATTCCGTCAATATCGTTGTTAAGCACATCTTGCGTTGGGTTTGCTAAATCACTTGTAGGATATACTGCATAATCGTCGCGAACGTTGAACGGCACATCGCCATTTACAATCGGTGATAGAAGATTACTTGTTGGTCGATCAGAAATATCGCCAATCAGTCCGTCACTAATTGTAAGTGAAATTGCAGGTGTATATCCAACCGTCTCGCTCCAGTCATTATTAATACCGCTGAAGTGTATATCAGCTTCGAAGATATCGTCTCCGCTGAATCCATCCCAAATTTTAAGATCATACAATGACTCCGCAATTGTATTTTCAAAGAACGTATCAATTGCAATAACTTCATCTAAGTCTCGAATTAACTCTTCTCCCACAGCGCGTTTTTTACCGTCTACCCAAAAGAGGAATTTACCAGAGCGTTCGCGCCCGAAACGGATGCTTCGCTCGGCGTCACCCACAAAAGTATTTACTGTGGAAGATGCGAATGTAATTATCAGAACTCCATTTTCGATCACCGCAGAAAAGTCAGAGCCCGACACGATAGTTGCAGCAGTCATATCGAGCTTGTATAAATTAAAGCCCACTGCGAAAGGTCCGCTAAATGATAGCTCCTGACTTAATGTTGCGCTTCTTTCGTTACCATTTGAAAACGATGGGTAATTTAACAGCGCCTCATATTCGTTCGCGTATTCAAATGAATACGAATATACGAGTTCGCCTGAAACTGTTCCGTGAAGTTCACTTCCTCCTACATCGTAAACCAAAGAATTACCGTATGGGTTTACATAGTCAACATCATCTTCTGACTCGTCGCCTGTTTGATCGAAGGTAGCAAAACCGGTATTATCCCATCTTGCTGTGTCATCCCATTTTGATAATGATAGTAACCAAGATTCAAATGCAAGCACTGCTGAACGATTTTCAATTAATGGATAGAATGCTGAAGCGTCTTCCGCAAAGGTCACATCTTCATAATATAGATTACCTGAAACATCTGCAGGAATATCAGCATTCCATAATGTTAAGATACCGCTTATTAAAGAGTTCTTCGGAAAGTTTAAAATTGTTCTGTCTTGATTTAACTGATTTACAGAATCTCCTACTCGTGTGAATGACTCGCCGTTAATACGTAGAGTCAACTCAGTGCCGTTGTCATATAACACAAAGGTATTCCATGCGCCTGCGGCTATAGCAGTTATAAGTGCGTATGGCGTACCATTGAACGTGACAGTATTCAGAGACGTCATTTCGACGGTTGTATTACCGTCTTCATAAAGCGTCGTGTTTAGTCCAGTCGTAACACCACCCAAACGAAAAGCGTATGCAAATACATTAGTCCCGCTTGCGTTCGTCGTTGGTAATGTTATTACAGTACCCGATTCTTTAACCAAGAGGCATTCGCCTGAGTGAACTTCCTGGTTAATTTGTGCTGGCTGATCGACATTTAAAATCTTGCGAATTTGCATATTATTGTAGTGCGTTGGTTTTAAACACTTCTACCTCACTTGGAATTGGTGGGAACGATGTAATGTTATTTATCGTGAATGTTTTGAATGCAGTATTTTTAAACACAAATCCATCACTCGTCGATAACGTCGAATCTGCCTTGACTGTAAATGTCTTGTTGTTATATGACGACTGATTAACGAAAGTAGGGAAGGCAAAAATACCATCTGGTAATGTTGCGGGATCGACGCCGTCCCAATCATTAAAAGCTTGAACCGCTGCGGGAATGTCGCCGTCGAAAGTAGATTTTCGCGTATTAGGAATCGTCGATTCTTCTGGTGGTAATGCTATATCATATCGGTCAAGGTTTTCTGATTCTGCATATTCAAAACCATCAAATGAAATCACCGCATCGTCATTCCATACATTGACTGCACTCTCATGATCGTCATCCCAAAAGCCTTGTGCAAGAACAAAGTTTTGGTCGTATGAAATCTCGTTCACATCAAGCGCTGGATTATTTATCGCGCGTTCAGGTTGTGCCGATTCATTCCACACCAAATCAGAATCCCAAATGGTATCATCTAACCAACTGTTTTGAACAAGCGCACCAGACGTTACTTCAACCACTGAATATTTAACCGACACTTCATGAGGAGTTTCATCTACCAAGTAGTAATTGTCGATTGTAATAACGAACGCTCCCCACTCACCTTCAATAACAGGATTAACCAATACTTCAATGTTCAAACCAACTTCACCAGAAACCTTTGTTCTCTTCAAAAGTCCAGGCTGAACTGTAGGACAATGATCGGCGCCGTATGTCGGATTAATCGAAGCGAGCCAAATTGGATTATTTCGATCCTCATCATTTGAAAGTATGCCGATCTTCGTATTACCGTAATTTAAAGCGTCTCCCCCAAAAGTTAAAGGCTCGCCGCCAACACTGATTGTATTATCGCCATAGTTTAGATAATCGTCACCGAACTTTAAAAGGTTTTCGCTTTGTGTATAGAACGGATCGTCTTCTAAAACTCCATACTCATTTGCCTTATTATAACGAATAGGTGTTGGAGTAGCGCGCAGCGTCGCGTAGTTAAACGAGATGCCTTGATCATGTGACCATTTATAATAGTCCCAATAAAAACTGTAATTAAGTTCAGGAAGCTTGCGCCAATTCAACGGGTTGTTTAGCTGATTAGGGTATTGTGACAAATCTCCTAATTCGTCAGACTGCCCTGCAATCACTTCATGAGTAATAAGCGATAATAGGTAGTAACCAATAGGGTGAATGATCTTAATATACGGATCATACCATTCATCAATATCAGCACTCGTGCGAATGACGTATGTATATGGCTCCCACAATTTCGACTTTGGACGATTCTCTAAGTCAGTGTCATTAAACACATTAATACTAAAGTCCTCTGTTTTAAAAGGTGTCACTGTAGCATTATGGTCATTATAGAAAAACGAAAAGAACTTCTTAGCTGACTCTGATGTACCACGGGAGTTATACAATGTCGAAACAATCTTCAATAGAAGTTCGCGACGCGAAGGTGCATTCTCATCGTCAGGATGACCGCTTGGAATATAGTTTGCAAACTCACCATATAATACATCAATCAAAGACTCGTCGGTTTTACCAGCTGCCTTCAGTGACGACAAATTGTCCAACACCAAATCAACCTCTGTTTCACTCGCCACAAACTTGTAGTAGTGATTAAGGAATTCAGAGAAATTTTCAAAAGACGTATTAACCCATTCAGGTAACTGTGAATAGATTGTAGGCGCAATCGAACTTACTCGATCTCTGTCATAAATGGAGGTCTGCTTTTCGTTAGTCATTTATTTTCTCTGCTGTAATTGAGGTTTCATCACCAAGGATACTACCAAATGCATTCTGCTTAAATTCAACATCACCCACATTAATAGCCAAGTCAATTTCAATGGTTTCATTTGTAGTCGAAACAAGCTTCAGAATAACGTCGTTTGAAAGACTAGTACCATCAGCGCCAAACATAGTCATTTGAATAGACCCATTTGACAGGCGATTAATTTTACCGATCATATCACTCCCAACTGAACCATAACGATTAATTGACGTAATAGCACCATCGTCATTATAACTTACTTTATACAAATACAAACCACGCTGATCAGCAACACCGTTGTAGAAATCGCGAATAGTCCATGTATTGTTTTCGGCAGTATCAGTAGCAGCATGAGGAGCTACCCAAAAATCGGACGTTACCAAATTGTGTGTATAATCAGGAGTATTACGATATGCTGTTAATTCGTCTCCCTCCAATTCAAAGTCTTCTAAATCGCATGAACACTTAGGCATTAAATGAACATCGTCATTACCTGTCAGATCATCCAACTCCAAATACGCACGTAATCTAAGCGAATTAACATGAGTCGATTTAATATTAATATCAGTAGAGTCGAGTGCTGTATAGAATCTCGACAAATTAAAACGAGTCTTGAATTTCCCTAATTGATCATCACTGAAATTGTTTAGTGTATTACGTAGCGCAATTCGGAGATCATCTAATGAACCATTAAAAGTAACAGCATCATAACGATAAACGACCGTAGGTATAATGTCAGTTTTTGCAGCGTCGACAAAATTCGTCTTCACAGTAAACACTCGTTTGTCGTTAATGAATGCACCTATAGCTGTTTCGTCTTCTTCGCTAATAAGTTCTTTGTTTGTATTAATAACACTGATATTTGCTACACCAACTACATCGTCCATTTTCTGAAATAGCTCTTCAGTAGTCAATGACGGATCATAAACATCAAGCGCATCAACATCTCCTCCCCATGCAACAGCACTTGAAATTGTCGAACTGAATCTCTTCATAATCACGTTCTCATAATCCTGAACTGTAACAGCTCGATTCTGTGTAATGAATGACTTAGGTGCATTAAAACGAATAGACGACATTGACTCACGTTCGCCACCACCAGATGATTTAGCACCAGGTGTAATGATGAGTTGCGGTGGTACTTTAAGGAGTGCACCTGAATTACTCAATTGAGCATCAACAGATGACGTAAATTCAAACGTCGCTAAATCGTTACCTGCTTCACCAGCCGTCTCAATATAAGACACTGCAATGTTAGCCAAATTAGGAACCTTTTTACCAAGAACTCCATTACCAAAATAGATCTCATATTCACCAGATGACGATTCATCAATGAAGTAAATAGACGAGTCAGGTGACAAGTCCGACAATGAAACCGACTGTGAATAATCCTCATTATCAACACGAACAGTAATAGTGTCTGTGTCGATTGTAGAGGAGTTCAATTTAAAGGCCTGATTTGCAATAGATGAATCAGCCACAAATGACTCGCTCTGAAAATTACCTTGATATAAACGAATGTATTGATCAGCCTCTTTAGGGAAATCAGCCGTACCTGAATCTGACTTAATACCAACTACATCATTAGCAGTAATGAATGTCAACTCTACGTTTTCATCATTGCGCGTAATGAACTGCGTATTCTTCGATAGAATCGGTTCAACAATTTGAATATCAGTAGAAGTAGAGTCAGGATCATAATAGAACTTCAATTTAACGTCAATGAATGATGCACGACGTGAGCGTGGAACATAACCAAGAGTTCTTGCATTTGATACAAGGTTCTTACGCAGCTGTGCAGACTCAATAAATGACTCATTGAATGCCGTGCTTGCAAGGATGCTATTCATGTGCGTATTGTATGCCAATACTGCAAGCTGGAGATCAAGGCCAGACGACTCGAAATTCCAATCCTTATATGGAGAACCCTCTTTCGAAAAGTACTCCTTCAAGTTCGCTTTAATCTGAGCAGGATCGAGCTCTGTTACTTTGATGTGATTTGTAGCCATATTATCTGATTCTGTTTAAATTGAATGAAACACTTCCGAAACGATTGATCGCAATAACCTCAAACTCAATGCTAATGAAACAGTCGTTGTCTTCATGTGTAACATCAATGTTTAAGATCTTCACACGCTCCTCGTACTTGTCGATTGCGCGTTGGATTTTGTCTTTTAAAAGGAAGGTCGTAATGCCATCAGTATTCTCAAAAAGCAACGTTCTAATGTCACCTCCTTTGAAATACTCGAAAGGTACCTCACCATGATTGGTAGATACGATTCGTTTTAGCGCTTGTGCAACAGCCTGTTCGTTTTTCAACACCCGAGGATTCTTAGTGATAGGGTGAGGAATGAACGATAGATCTAAATCTGTATAGACGGTTGACTCTGTAGGCATATTGTTATTTATTCATCAGTTCAGACGAATAGCCTTACCTTTCATAACAATTTCCTCTCCAGCAGTCATGTTTATGTTCTTTCCAGTACCAATATTCATATTACCACCAATAGCCATATTGACATTACCGTCTACAATGATATTCTGAGCACCTTTAATATGCAACATCTGACTACCATCAATAGTCGTCATGTCCGATCCTTTAATGTAGACATGCTGATCTTCTTTAACCAACTTAAATCCGTCCTTCTCAATGACCTCAATGATATTACCATCAGCATCCATTTCAATATGAGTACCTGAACGGTGATGAAATAGAATACGCTCTTTGCCAGTAGTATCATCAATCTCCATTACATGACCACTCAATGAATGCTTAGTATGGTTGTTTGGATAGACTGGTTTCTGCACCTCATCTGGTTGAGGCATGTTCCAATTAGAATCTACGCTAGTAACATTGGATGCTAATGCTCTATTTTCGACACGCTTCTTATATGCTGATGACTCCTTGTAGTCCTTTGTAGACTCAACAGGGATATCAGGAACGTTCTCATTGACAGGATGCTCACCTTTAGGATCAAAAAATCCAACCTGAGGCAGACCACGTGTACCTGACATAGATGGTAATGACCCAGTAACGATTGGGTTGTTCGCCATGTCTCCATCAATGAAATAGCCAGCGACCCATGAGCCCTGAACTACACCTGTTGAAGATTCACCAATACCCGACAGACTCGCTGAAGTAACAGGCATAACAACATGCGCCCATGGTAGAGAGTCGGTCGGAACGTTCTGTCGTGAGTCTGTATGAAATCCAATACAACGAACTCTAATCCGCCCTAGCTCTTTTGGATCATTGATATCCTCAACGACACCAATAAAGTTCTTATATTCATTATGGATCTTATTGCTCATTTAGCTGTAGTGTAGAATTGTTGCGTTTAACCTGTAGTGTCGTTCGATATTCCTTACCAAATGTATGAATAGCACCCACAATTATATATTCACCAGATAGCACGTCGTCATATACCTCATCGTCGCCATCTCGCTCATTGATATCAGCTGCCTTAGGGATTTTGATCAGAATACGTTTGCCAGCATTCAATCCAAAGTCTCCAGCCACCTCCAAATTGTGCTCATACGAATCAAACAGTGCATTCTCTGAAATACGATGCTGTCTAGACTCAATGAATGCCTTCTGATAGTTGTCATCAATCTCACCAGACTGATTCATGCTATTCCATACAGTAGAGAACTTCACATCATTCTGCTCAGTGTTAACCATACCAGTACCCCACCCAGCATCCCAATCAGTATCAATCAATGACCCAGAATAGCTATAATCAGTACCACGTCGTGTCTTAGTAGACAGATCAAAAGCATTCTGGTATGATGAAAAGGCACCTTTGATGTGTTGGTCGAGCTTCCCTAGCTTCAAATTACTCGAAATAGCAAAGATACGATGGGCCTTTTCATCATATGCCTCAACAACATCAGCCTTTTCAGTATAGAGGAAGTCCTTATTGAGCTGCTTATACACAGGATTCTTAATCGAATCATGCATGATAGAGAACGGTGTTACATAAAAAGCACCATCTAATCTCATGTGAGCAACGTAGGGTGTGCCAAACTCATCAAATGAAATGTCTCGAAGCATCTTGAGTGCCTTCAATGATGACTGATTAGGGATCACACAGTTCAACTTTGATTTCGGTACACCAGCCACGACCACCTTCTGATCCTTATCGAGTGCTTTAACAATCTTGTCGATCTCTGTCACAGTAGCCGTCTTGGTAGCTCTACAGATGTTCTTTGTCTGTCCAAGGTATGCAAACGGTGTCACTGCTGTCAGCTCATACGCCTGAGTATATGATTCATTGCCGCGACCATACGACGGGTACTCTACTATAATGAATTTGAGATCGAGTGTCTCTACATCGCCAGACTCATCGAAGACCTGTCGGTTGATCTTGACATGCAGCATCTCCTGACCACAGAACTCATAGTCCTGTAGAGCATTCATCACATCCTTTACCCTAACACGGCATTGGATCGGTGTAGCATAGATAGACTCAGTGAATTGGATTTCTACTACTAAGTTTTGGATGTCTACCTCGACGCCACGGTGATTCGTTATGGTG